CCTCGAGCAGGGCGCGCATGGCGCCGGGGTCGTCTCTTGCTTCGGCGTAGCGGCAACGCAGCCGCCAGGAGGCCCGCGAGCCACGCCGCCGCGTCGCGCGCTCCTGGGGCGGGTGCCAGCAGTGGACTAGGTCGGCCTCGCCGCGCCAGCCCTCGCCAGCGAGCGTATGAAGCGCAATGGCGTGGCATTCGTCCTCCTGGCCCCAGCCGACAAAGCGCTCGTCGATCGGTACCTCCTGAAGCGTCTCCCGGCGACCGACCAGGGCCCCGCCGCCCATAACGCCTGGGTAGGCGTCCTCGTCGTCGAGGGGTTGTCCCCGCCAGTCGGCGCCGGCCAGCACCGCAACGGTGCCTGCCTCCGAGAGCCGGTGGACAAGGGTGTGCGGCATCGCCCACGGCGCGCCGTCGCGCACGGCATCAACGGCAGCGGCCAAGCCCTCGGGCCATACATCGGCGTCGGCCAGGACGACGATCTCAGCATCGCTCGCGGCCACCGCCGGATTCGCTGCGGCGCCCTTGCACCATTCGGCAGGGCTGCCGGTCGCCTCGATCACCTTCCAGCTCGGATGCTCGGCCGCGTAGCGCGCCTGTACCCAAGCCCACGCCCTCTCCCGATGTCGGCAATTACCCGCGTAGGGGACGACTACGGCGACGGACACGGCGACAGGATCAACTCGGGGTCGCTTGCCGGGTCGTCGATCAGGAAATGCTGGCGGAACCAGTCTTCGACCGCGCCGGGGCCCTCGGCCTCCAGCAGCTCCCCGTACTCGCGCCAGTGCTGGCCGGTGCTGTAGGGGAGATCGGTGGCGGCGTAGGCGGCGGCGCCGTTGCGAACCTTGGAAAGGAACTGCTCAGGGGAGCGGTAAGGGAAGTGGTGAACCTCGAGCAGGCCGTGGACGATCTCGGTCGGCCAGTGGGCGCCGTGGTTGCCCTGCTCGATCGTCACCGGCAGCGCCGAGCGGCAGGCGACCTTGGGGAGTGGCAACGCCTCGCGCCGGCGCCAGCGAAGGCGCTCAAACGGCGGCAGGGCAACGTCGTCTTCGGCGGCGGCGACGTAGTTCAGGATCGGTGCTGCAGCGACGGCCATTGTCGGCGCCGCCTCGGCAAGCACGTCCGCGATTCGGCCTTCTGGCGAGTGCCAGATCTCGTCGCAGTCGAAGGGCACCACGAACGTCGCGCCTTCCCGAGCGGCCCGCGCCGCCAGGGCGCTCATCTTCTCGGACTGGAAGTAGCCAACTTCAGGGTCGTCGCGGACTTCGAGCGGGTGATTGTCCGCCAGGTCGAGCAGGATCTCGCGCGTGCCGTCCGTCGAGCCGTTGTCGGCGACGATCACGGCGTCGACCTGGGCGAGCATCCGCAACATCGACGCTTCGACGATGTCGGCCTCGTCCTTGCACATCGTGACGGCGAAGGTCTTGCGCTCAGTAGCTATGGCCGATCCTCTCCTCTCCTATGTGCTGCACCATTGGCGGGTCGAACTTCGCGCCCCAGAAGGCGAACCGGCAGTCCTCGTCCTCGAGCAGGCGGTGGGTGAAAACACCCTCGGAGTGCTCGACCTGCGGCCAGCCGTGGTTGCAGATCGCCATCGGGTACAGGCACGGGTTGGTCGAGAAGCAGAGCCGGTGGGTGGTGAAGATGTCGCCCTTCTCGACGTGCTGCGTGTAGGCGTCGGGGTTCGCCTCGACGATCCCGCCGGCAGCCCTCTCGGTGTCGTTCCATGGCTGGCGCTTGAGGCACACCTGGGCGAGCTTGGGATGACGCCTCAGAACGGCTGCCATCCGGTCCAGAGGGACCGGACGCTCGAAGGTGAAATCGGCCTCCAGGTGGAAGACCCAATCGGCGCCAGTCGCCAACGCCTGCTGCCAGCCGTACTGGATCGCGCCCGCGAAGCCGAGTTTGTGGTCGCGATCGTCTACCTCGACCGCGTGTTTGAACTCGGGCAGCATCTCCTTCGCAGAGGCGATGGTGCGGTCGCGGTACTCGTCGCGACCGTCGCCGATCAAGAGGAGGCAGACGTTCATTCCGACGCCGCCGTGCGGGAGGCGACCGCCAACGCAATGAGGTGGCGTCGTATGGACTCGTCCTCGATATCGAGAGGGTCGGCGCTGACCGTGCCTGGGAAGCCCACATGGCTGCTCAGATGCACGAAGTCGCCGATCTGAACGCGATAGAGGCCGAAGCAGCAAACGTCGCTGCCCCAGTAGTTCCCCACGGTCACGGGGCCATCCAGCGCCTCGATGTAAGAGACCACGGCGCGCACGACCAGATGACAGGCCGTCGCGGGGTAGCTGGCCCGGCCCACGTACACCGGGGAGCGCTCGACCTCGCCCACATAACAGCCACCCGTTCGGCCAGCGAAGTCCTCCGCGTCCTCAGAGGAGCGGAACCAGCGGGCCTTGCCTTCGGTGACGAGCTGCTCTGCTTCGGCCGTCGTCACGCCGCGGCCCTCGTCGGCTCCAGGTTGGCCGCGACGATTTCATGGTGGACGCGGTCCTTATCGGCGATCTCCGGCGAGCGGTTGCGGCTGTCCCGTCGCCAGTGCGCAAGGTAGACGGCGCGGGGGAGTGTCTCGACCATGCCACCGGCCAACCAACACCGCTGGAAAAAGCACCAGTCCTCGTACACCGGCCACTCGTTGAAGCCGCCGACCTGGCGGGCGAGCGCGGTGCGGACGGCGGTGCCGATGACGAGCCAGTTCCCATCGGTGAGACAGGCAGCGGTGCAGGCGTGCGTGTGCCCGGCGACCTTCGGCACGTAGGGCTCTCTGGGGTTGCCGCGGCGCACGTAGCTCACCGATGGGGCGCGAAGATCCTTGCTGCCCCGCGCCAGCTCGGCGATGTAGCCGGGCGCGAGCTCATCGTCGGCGTCGAGAAAGACCGTGAACTCGGTGTCGTCGACCAGCGCCAGGGCTTCGTTGCGAGCCCGTGCGAGCGTCGTACCGTGGCGGTGGATCACCGGCACCCCTTGGGCTTCGGCCGAAGGAATGGCGCGTTCATGGGCGAGCCTCACCCTCTCGTTGCCGCCAAAGGTGCTGATGCAGATCGTGAAGTCCTCTACTGCCACAGTCGGCTCCGTTCGGTGAAGAGCCGGCGGTCCTGCCGCATCCGCTCCCGCCCCTTCCGGTAGGTGTCGTCGTCCTCGGCGCGGTCGGCGATCGGATGCAGGTGCATGACGTGCGCTAGCGGCGCATAGGCATAGACACCGCGCGCCTTGGCCGTGCCAATCAGCTCGTCGTCGCAGAACCAGTGCGAATAGCCTTCGAAGAAGGGGCCAGGGTCGTCGTCGATCGTCGGCCGTTCGGCGTAGGCCCGCGTCATCAAGAAGTGAGTCGCGTGGTCGCGTGGCCGGTCGATCAGGTCGTTGATGCCGACCACTTCGGCACCGCCGCGCATCGCGTCTTCGGCCTCCTCAAGCCAGCCATCCTGCGGCTCCAAGTCGTCAGCGGCGGTGAAGATCAGGGGCTCGGAGGTCAGGCCGACGCCGTGGTTGATCTTCCCGGCGTAGTTGGCGCCTGTCGTCTCCGCGAGGTCGATGGTGAGCTTCCGGCGCATGGGGCGCTGCTCGCGTTCGATTGCCTCAATCTCAGGCCGGTCGTAGTCGTCGACCAGGAAGACGACGCGGGCGCCCGGAGTCGTCGCCTCAATCGCGTCGAGCAGCGGCGTGACTCGGTGCGGCCGGGCGAGGACGGGTACGAGAATCGCGAGGTTCACGCGGCGTCCTGATCGGGGTCGCGTCCCTCGCGGACGTTGATGAGCCGGTCGATGGTCGAGCCTGGTGTGCTCGAAGCGCTCTTCGGGCTGTACACCGCGCGCCGGACCAGGCGTTCCTCAGCGCCGGTCAGCTCAAGCCCGCCGCCCTCGGATACCGAGCGGTGCGTCTGGGAGTACGAGTGCGTCCCAAGCGTCTCGGACTCGCTGGCGATTCCGGTCGGGTTGGCCAGCGCGGTGATTGCCCGCTCAACGCAGAGCGCCCGCAGGACCGGCGAGACGGGGTCGAGAGCTTCGACCCACTCCACCTTCTGATCGACGACATCGGCAACCAGGCCGGTGACGGTTTCGATCGTCTGCTCGGCCGATTCTTCCTCGGCCTCGGTCAGCTCGCGGCGAAGACGTGTTTCGACGTCGGCGGATGTTGCAAGCGGCATGGGTGATCTCCCTCCGCACGCAGCAAGCGGGGGCCACCGTTCGGCGACCCCCGCTGTGCTGAGTGGTTACGAGCCCTGGCCGAAGTCCAGCTCGACGGCGCCGTGCGGGCGCACCGTGGACGTGCCGAACAGGAGGTCGATGGACACGATGTCCCGCTTCTTCTCGATGCTGTACGCCTTCACCACGCGGAGCCCCAGCCCCTTGTAGTTCTGGACCGACACCTGCGAGGAGGCGACCCCTTCGGGAGCCTCCAGTGTGCGGGTCACGGCCGCGACAGCCGAGCGGTGGAACGCGACGCCGTCCGCGGATCCCTTGTCGCCGGGGCCCTCACCGAACGTCTGCGTTTCGTAGCCGTCCATGCCGGACAGCCGCCCGACCGAGCCCTCTTTCAGGGCCTGGGTCGAACCGGACGTGTTGGCCTGGAGGACGATCTGATCGCCCGTGATCGCCTCGACCGCCTCCGGTGAAACCGCGTAGAAGCGGTCGGAGAGAGGCAGCTTCTTCCGGCTCAGAACCTTCCGCGCCTTGCGGAAGGCGGCGTGCCGTTCACCGGCATTCGAGCCGGTCCCGGTGACAACCCCGCCGCCGCCGGCATTCGCCGCATCGACGAGCTGCTCAGCGAGTCGCCCATCAACGTCCTGGGAGATCGCTTCGAGGGCCGGGTTGAGGAGCCGCCGGTCGAATTCGTCCAGCTCCAGCGTCGCCACCTCCGAATCGACCGCGAAGGAGACATCGAGGAGCTTGTCCAGTTTGACGGTGAACGAGCCCTCTTCGCCTTCCTGCACGACGATCCCGGCGTTTCGGTCGAACTCGTTGACCTCAAACGTCGCGGGGGTGCGAACGGTGATCGTGTCGCCCTGCTTGCCCTGGAAATCGGACTGGTAGTCGCGATTGACCAGGGGCAAGAGGACCGTTGTGTTGTAGAGCGTTGCGAGGGCGGAGCCCGCGATCACGCTCGGTGTGATGAGGGTAGGTGCCATGGCGGCCTCTACTCCTTTCTATGTTTGGAATTGACGGCCGCCATTCGGCAGCGCTCGGCTGCTACTACTTGCCGCCCTGCGGGTACTTCCGCTTGGCGTGGTCCTCGGGGCTCATGCTCTCGAGGTTTCCTTTGGCCGACGACCCCTTGCGGGTGTCGGGATCACCTTTGGAGCTGCTGGACTCTTCAGCCCCGCCGTCCTTCAGGTGTGGCTTGCGCTTGAGCAGATCCGCAAGCTCCTTCTGGAGGGCGTCGGTCTTCACCTTGCCCTCGTCATCGAAGATGTCGCTCTCGTCGATTTCGCCCTTTGCAATGGCGCGTTCGATGTTGAGCAGCGCGTCCTCGGTATCGGCGAATCGCACCTCTTCGGCGTCGTCGCCCTCCCCGATCGTCAGCTTCTTGCTCGCAAGGCGAGTGACCGCGACCTCCAGCCTGTCGCCTTTGCGCTCCTTCTCGGCCTTCGATTCGGCCTCTTCACGGCCTTTTTTCTCGGCCTCGGAGATCTTGCGCTCGGAGTCGGTCTGGTCCTCTTCCTCGCGCTTGCGGAGCTTTTCGGCAGCTTCGTCGCGTTCACGCTCGGCCTTCTTGGCGCGAGTCTCGTTCTTGCGCGACTTGGTCTTCCAGTCGTCGTCGGCGGTGACTTTCTCCTCTTCGCCGCCAGCGCCGCCTTTGTCTTTTTCCTCCTCTTTCTCTTTGTCCTTGTCGCCCTTGTCGTCGTCCTCGTCGCCCTCGGGTGCGCCGCCGGCAATCGCTGGTAGGAACCGGCCTTCGGGCGTCAGGACCGCATCCGGCCCGCTGCCGGCGTGGCGGATGACGTGAAAGCCCCTGCGAGCAACTGACCAGACAAGGGAAACGGCGAACATCAAGGCGCTGAGGACTGCCCTCAGCCGGGTACGTACAGGAGCCATTCGGCTCTCCTTTCGTTCTGCCCCTTCGGGCAGCCGGTGGGTTTAGTGAAGATCTGCCTGGGAGGTGAAGGTGTCGCCGGGGGCAACTAGGACGGCGCCCAGCTCCCCGTGCTTCTCGACGGCGACGTTGTCGTTCAGCGGCCCGTACTGATTGGGCCTGACCCGCGAGCCGTTAGGCAGATACACGGCGCCGCGGTGAGGTTCGGTGTTCGGCTCCAGCGAGCAGCCGCAGCCGTTGTGAAGTGCGTAGGCATAGCCATCGACGGCCTTCACGTAGGCGCCGTTGACTTCCTGGCAGAAGGCGCAGGCGCCCGGATCGGCCACCCGTTCGTAGCCGTAGAAGCCGGTATCGGCTTCGTCGATCGCGTCGGCGGTCGCGCGCATCGCGAGCTGCACATCCATCGCGCCGGTGCTTGTCGCCCGTGCAAGTGCCGCCTCGCTGGCCTGCTCGAAGGCAACCCCTTCGCCGAGTTTCGTCCAGAGCGTGACGAACGGGCGCTGGTAGACCTCCTCGGGGGCGACGCCGTTGCGGACGGCCGCGCCGCTCAGTTCATCGGTGTTGAGGCCGATGGGGCCGCGACCGAGAGCCTGGCCGATGTAGGCGTCGGTAATGAGCGCTGACGTGCGCTGGGCGCTGAGGACCGCCGGCACCACCTTGGAGAGCCACTCGTCGATGTTCTCCCGGTCGTGACCGGGGAGGTCGTTCCAAACGTGCGTCAGCGCGTCTACCACCATGCGCCGAAGACGAGCCTGGGACTCGATATGAGCGTCAACCAGCTCCGGCGCCAACGGACCCTTCGGCTTTCACCTGCTCGAGGATTTTCAGGAGCGGATCGGTGGCGCCAACGGCCTGCCATCGTGCGATCTGGTCCTGCGTCGCGTTCAACGCGAGTTCCGCGATGACGACCGGAGGGAAGACGCCAGCCAGCTTGGACACTGCATCTGCGCGCTCGGCCAGCGAGCGCGACTGCGCGTCGACCCAGACGGTTTCAGCCTGCGGTGAAAGCTCTGCCTTCGTATCCATGCAGCGGCCAGCGAGACGGTTGACCTCCTCCCAGCCGGTTCCCAGCGATGCCTTGTGGCCGGTGACGGCGGCGTGCATGGAGCCCTCGGAGGCGCGGATCGCGTCGGCCGAGATGTTCGACATCCCGTTTTCCATCGGGAAGTAGTGCCTCGGAGTCGCGGAAATCACGGCGAGCTGGTCAAGCTCGGGATAGATCGCGAGGTTCTTGCGGTCGGCAGCTTTGTATTCGACCAGCTTCGCCTCGGGATCCTCGACCTGGAAGACCGACTCCGGTGCGACCTCGAAGGGCGGCACCCCTGACATCGCACTCGACGACATGACGCAGATGATCGTCGAGTTCGCGCCCGGCTCCCGCCGACACCGCGTCGCCGCGCTGCGCCGCTGGAGGGAAGGCGATCGGCTTTACG